CAAGAGCAATATTTGGTGTAAGCGTTGCAGTTCCAGCGACTTTTACGGATAAGGTTACAATTTTGCCTCTAAATTGCTCCATATTGAGTTGCTCTACTAATTGATATACATCGTTGCCAGCAGATGAAGCGGTTGCAGTTACTTTTAATGCGTATGTGCTTGTGTCAGGCTTGACTGTAGTTTCCTGAGTAATTGTACCGTTTCCGTTAAAAAACACAGTCCAGCGGTCTGCGGTATAAGTGCCACTACCACCACCAGGATTTGTAAAAGTTGTACCTCTTTGCCAAATATCAAATGCTCCGTTAATACAATAATTTTTTCCAGCGGCCATTGTTGGGTTATAGCGCAAGCCTGTTGAAGTTGTTGAGTCTGCATACAGCGCCTCACCGTTATTGCCCACGCTAGTAATAGCCGGTGTATCGTTTGCACTAGCTCCGATTATGTCGCCTTTAGCGTTTACAATAGCATTTTGTATAGCGTTGGCATCATCTGTCGTGACCCAAGCAAAGTCCATATCTGTGTTGGATGCCTTGGCTAAAACCTGTCCGGTAGTGCCGCCTTCAAGATCGACCATCGAGGCATCGATAGCATCACCTAAAGCCTCGATAGCCGTAGCACCATTTTTTACTAAATCTGTGGATGTAGGTACTGGCCATCCAAAATTAGGCGTAGTAGTTGCCATTAGGTTAGTGCTCCGATCGCTTTGCTCCATGTGAGAGATGCATTTACACCGCTCCATATAACGTTATTAGGTACTACGGTCTCCCACGTAGGGGCTACGAGAGAGAAATCAAGAGGGGATAAATATAGGGTTAAGTCTACATATGAAGGCGTGGATGTCATGGTTATATTCTCTATAAAACCGTCAAAATATCCGTCAAACATATTTTCAGGCAGATTAGTAACTACAACAGGCTCACCAAAAAACACAGATATAAGCTCGTCTCTTAGAGCATCCGGTAGCGCTGCGTTATCTAGTCTGTAAGTAATTTGTCCAAACTGATTTTGTGGCGTAGCTCGTAGGAGTAAGTCTCTCGTTACAATATCTGTAACATCTGCCAAGCTTTTAACGTTAGAGTCATACTTACGCTGAAAGAGGCCATAGGTAGCAATTGAGTTAGTATCGCTTGCCTCATAGGTAGAGCCGTAAGCGGTGCCGTATTTAACAATCTCCGAGTTACGGATCTTGGCTATCTGTAGCTGAGAGCGGATAGTGCTAGGGGTTGCATAGAGTCCGCTAAATTCTTTTGAGCCGTTAGCGGCTACATAATTGCTACGGTGATCTGCATCGTCATAATTTACAAAGCCTAAAGCGGTCTCGTATACCTGACCTAGTGCGCTATTAGCAATTAGATCGACAAGATTAGCGCTCTGTAAATTATTAGCAGCTACAGGGATCATCGTATAAAGGCCGGTATCTATTTCGCCGTAGTAACTCTCGGCGTAAGCCCATGTAACAGTAGGCGGATAGGTATCCCACGTAAGCGTAGGCGTAACCTCTGCCCACGTGCCGTTAAGTGCTGCGCCTAATATGTCTGCGATCTGCTCGCCGTCTAACTCCTCAGGGAGTGCGGTGTTGTAGTAAGCCTTGGCTACTCGAGACAAAGCACCTACGCCTAAGATCGTGCCGGTAGTGATGTAGCCGTTTTCCTCAGGCGATCTAACACCGATACTAAAATCTGATACCTCACCTGTAAATACTGTTACATAAGTACCTGCACTATTCTTTAACTCCATAACTAGGCGGTCTGTAATATTGATAGTAAAAGGCGCGTTAGTAACGTTTACGATCTCTACGCGAGAATATCCGGCCGTACATTGTGCATCGATATTTAAGCGCCCTGTTGAATAACTGGCAGCGGTGACGGTCGTATAGACGTCATCACCGACAGAGATACGCCACTCAGGTAGCCAGCTCATGCGCGTATAACATCTCTAAGAGTGCCGCGCTGTACGGCATCGATGAGTACTTGATCTATCAGCTCGGCGGCTGAGTTAGGATCGCCTACAATCCCAAAATTATTAGTTAGGTTTACGACCGTAGTGCCGTTATTTTTTTCTGCTCCCGGAAAACCACTAGAGGCATAAGCGCCAGCGTTAGCACTACCACCGCCAAAACTATCGCGGATTATTGTGTCAAAGTCGGAGATGCCTAAAAGGCTTGCCTCCTCTTTAGTAAGGGCTTGGCCGCTACCTAATTTTGTAGCTGCGACTGTACCTACAGCTTTAACAGCGGTGCCATCTTTGCCTACCGCGCTAAGTGCAAAGATGTAAGCATTAAGAGCTGCAAGGCGAGCAGCATCGGCGGCAGCTTGAGCCTTGGCCACGCGGTCAATTAGTCCTAGCTCGGCTTGCTCTCGTAAAGTGTTGGCTGTAAGGAAAGCGTTTTCTGTTTTACTCAAGGATGCTAGGCGCTCGATCTCTGTAAGTTGGATCTGTACGCGCTCGGTATAACTAGCCTTGTCTGCCAAGGTGCCGGCAGCTGTAATAGCCGCGTTATATTTGCCAAAAGCAATTTGTCGAGCGCTCTCCTTATCAGCCTCGGCCATCTTGCTAGTGTTGATAACGCCAAGCTCTTTGAGTAGTTGAGTATTAAGTGCCTCTAAGGTTGCAGAGCTAATAGTCTTAACTCCGGCTAACTTGTCCAAATCTGCGCTTTTCTGAAAATTAGCAAGCTCACCGATACGAGCTAAAGCGGTAGCGCCGTCATCCTCGGCAATAGCCATAAGCGCCTCAAGGCGTATACGTGTCTCTTTGTCATACGTAGCCTTTAATGCAGCTGCAATAGAGATGCGCTCACTATCAAATACGGCGGCGGCCTTATTAAGTGCTATTTTATTTTTCTCTGCTAATTGTGCTTTCTTTTGTAGCGCGATTAATTCTTTTTGCCGCTTCAACGCTTCTTTATCCATCTTGGCTTTTTCTGCATTTGCTTGTAGATTTTTTAGATCCTGAGGTACGCCTTGAGGAAAGCCGCCCATATTGCCTTGAATTTGATCTACGAGCTTTCTAATATTTCCAAGAGAAAACTTTCCAAGCTGACCAGTTATAAAGCCTTTAATATTATCTAAAACACCTGCACCGGGTAATTTATTTAATTGCGCTACAAGGAAAGCCGTATTATTTATCATGCCTGAGATTGAGTCTGCGGCGCCGTCTACCTTATCTATTAACTTATCAAAGCCGCCGCTAGATATAGATAGAGCAGATACAAGAGACTGGCCTATCTGCTCGCTTGCTTGCTCGGCTGCAATCTTGAGGCGATTTACTGACCCGGCGTAAGAGTCTGCCGCATTTTTAGACTGTCCGGCGTACTGAGTTGCTATTAGCTTCTCGATCTCTAAATATGACAAACTGGCAAGCTCGGCTTGAGTTAAACCAAGGTTTAATTGTCGTAGGCCTTTAAGGTTTCCTACGTAGGCTTGACTTAATATCTTAGTAGACGAGGCTAGATCCATACCTGTGCCGGCGCTTATGTCCATGGCGGTATTGAGCATCGATTGAGCGATAGTTGTAGATCGTGTTACCTGAGCAAGCTGAATAAAGGCCGGCTGTAATTCATCTCGGTTTACACCTGTGGCTCGCTCGAGGCTGTCGATATAACCCTCAGCCTCAGCGGTAGCAAAAGAGTAGCCAAGGTTGCGTAGAGCTTGATCAAGGCGCTTAGTCTCTGCAATTTGCTCACCGTAAGCGGCTACAGACTTTTTAGAGTACGCCAGTAGGGCAGCGGCGCTAAAGGTAACGCCTAAGGTACGGCCTAAATTCTTTACGGTTTTATCAAATTTGTTAATTTGAGATGCACCCTTAGTAAGTGCTTTACCGTTCCACTCAGCTACCGCCGCTACGACTAAATTAGGTAATGCCATTATGCAGCCTTACCGTAACGGCCTTGATTAAAGGCAGCAATAGTTTTATTAAGAGCCATTACTACAGCATCCTGAGCCTTGCCTCGATCCTCTTTCCACGCTCTAAAGATCATGCGGCCGCGCTCGGCTTGCTTATCACCGTAGAGTTGCCCCATACGATTAACAAAATGAGCACCAGCACCCGGGTTATTAGATTTCGAGTTAGGGTCTCCACCCGGGTTTTTACGTCCGGCTGTTTCATAAATAGATCCGGCAGCTGACTTATTAGCCACGTAGTAAAGTGCCTGCCATCCGTTGCGGTTTTTTTTGCTTGGCGCCTGCGAGTAATAAATACCCTTAACGGCTTGAGAGTGATCGTATAACGGAAAGAGACGTAAACGCCCCTCCGTATTAAAGGCTCTAAAGGATGAGTTACGAGCTGTAATCTTTTTGCCTACCGTACCCTCAGCCCAGTTATAAAGATTGTCCGGCTGAGGAGATGGTGCAAACCCTCGAGCCTTATCACGTAGAGGCACCATGACGGCGCGTATTTCAGCGTTCATCTCTTTAAGTAATTCGGGATCAACCTTACGTAGTGCTCTAACGGTTTCGCGTACGCCGGATATTCTTACTGGCATTTTCCGACTCCTTCGCTTGATCGTTAAGTACTTTTATTAACATCTTAAACATCTCCGTATCGAGATCGAGTATCGCTTGAGGCGCGACCTGCAACCTAATAGCTAACTGAGCTACTAAATAGGTTACGGTGCCGCGCCCTAAGCTAAAGGTAGATCGTCTAGCACCTCGACCTTAGCCAAGGTATCTAAAAACTCACTACCAAACATTGGTACGGTTTCGCCGCTAGTGCGTAAGCACTCCCACGCTAACCAGTACACATCGCTTTGTTTCTCGTCATCTCTAAAGGCTTTGTGAAAACCTTTTTTTGCATATAACTCAAAGGCGTACTCAATACGTGGCGATATTTGGTGCTCGGTTACTTCGCCTGTAGCCCTTGTTATTTTGAGTCGTGCCATTTGTTTAGCCCCTTTTCTTTTTTATCAGGAAGTAGTAATTACGATTGGTGAGTTACAGGTAAAGGTAATTGACTGGGAGGCAATATCTCCGACAGCGCCGTTAATATCTGTAGTGTTATTTACTAGGATTGTTGTGCTGTATAGAGGGTTAGTAGCTGATACCGCTGCGCTTGTCTGCTTTAGTGTTAGCGCTACTGTTGTACCCCAAGCTGCCTGAAGGGTTGAGTTTACATTTGCTGCCGCTGTATCCGATAGGAAGTCCAGCGCCACCGTTGAAGTCTCAAGGCCTTTTGTAAACTTTCTATTTGAGTCGCCCATAGCTGTAACTTCTAGCTCCTCAAAAATACGGTTAATCGTTGCGCTAGTGACGTGATCGCTCAGTACTACAGAGTTAAGAGTTACCACGACACCGTTAGACATATAAACTGCCATTTTATTTACTCCTCGTTCTTATCTGTTGGTGTGTCTTTTGTTTTAGTTTCTTTTTTCGGTGCTTCGGTAATCTGACCTACTTTAATTAAGAAGGCGATATCCTCGTCTGTTAGGCTCATGCTTAACTCCAGCTCGTTAGTATTTGGATGTCAAAAGATGCGGTTAAAAGTGTGCCGCTTTGTACCTCTAGTAAAGACGGCGCACTCATAGCTGCAATATTCATAACAATCGTTGAGGCCGCTAGCTTGTTAAATACAGCTACGGCTACGGTTTCGATACCGTTTAGGTTGCCTTGATTATCTAACATAGGCACATTAAAAATAATCTTAAAATTAGCCATAGGTGAAATACCTACATTTGTATTATTTGTAGGTGTTATGTATGGATCGTTAGGCGCCACGATTACAGAATTAGCCGTAATAGTCGGAGGCGGAAAGCTGTATGTATTCCATACGCTCGCGTTAGCTAGAGCGGCAGCTAGTGAGGCTCGTAGCGTGGTTATCGCGGCCGGCATTATCCCACCATCGTGTTAGGGCTCGCGTAGCCGGCAATAAGTCCGCGGATTTTGCCGATCATTGAGTTACCCATACGGTAGGGGCTAGGACTAAAACCATCGATCGTTACGCCGCCTGTCTGTGAGACTTGGCGCGCTTGGAAAATATCAGTAGCGAGGATCATCGCGGCCTCGCGTACGGCCGGAGTAGTCGCGTAGGTGTTTGTTTTTGTATCTGCTCCTACAGCTGAGCCATAGGGGAGTACTCGCGTAAAGTTAGCATCTGCAGCGGTTTTAGCAAATTGAATAAAGCTATAGCCGTTAGGGTAATTAGATAATCTATTATTAAAGGCTATGGATGGAAATTGAGTAGTAGTACCGGCTGACCATGGGATCGTGCCTGTAATTGTATAAGTGCCATTAAAGGTTGAGCCGCTTCCACTCAAGGTTACAGAGTCGCCTACACTAAAGATTGCAGGGTTAGCGAGCATAACTGTAGCGACATTGTTTTGTAGCGCTGTGCCTACAACAGGGGCAGAGTCAAACCATAAAAACTGATTGAGTAAATCTTGGGCAGCCTGACAGCACGTCTCGACAATATCGGACGAATACAAATTTTCGATACCGAGGTTAGCTCTTAGCTCTGCCTCAGTTACGTACGTTGCCGGCACTTGATTACTCCTTTACTTAATAGGGCCGGTAGGGCTCAAAGGGCTAAGAGCCCTACCGACTATTAGGGTTATTGCTTAGGTGAAGTTGTAGCGGATAATTCCCTTAGGCATCTTGGCGATTGTTGCCATGTAGCCATAGATCGCTACCTGTACCTGTAGGTTGCTTACAACGTTTACAGACATGTATGCCTGTGGTGACTGATAAACAGTAAAGGCCTCAGGTGCCAAGATGATGGCTGAGTCATCTACTACAGTCGTAGCTGCAAAGTTCTTGTCTACGTATAGATCGAGACCTAGTACGTTTCCGCGAATTGAGCCGGGCTGTGTTAGTCCGCCAGCGTTCATAGGTTGAGAGCTTGAATAGATTGGTCGCCCGGTTGTATCTGTAGCGCCGGTTAATAGTTGCCATTGTGCGCCGTTAGCGATGTAGTTATTAGCAAAGTAACCTGTAGCCTCATATACAAGGCGAGCAGCTTCGGATGCGTAACCGATAATACCTGCAGATGTAGCAGCTTGTGCTGTTGTTGCAACAGTACCGGCTGTAACGAGTGCAGCGTTTACAGTTGTATCGAGAGTCTTTAGGTAAGCGTTTTGTAGTTGGTTAGTAAGCTCACTAAAGAAGTTACCGTCACCATATCCGCGCTCTAGTAGCTCGATACTAATCGTATTCATACCTGAGTACTTTGAGACTGTACCTGATAGGTAAGCCGTTTCCATACCTGTATTTTGTACCGCTCCGGCTTCAGCCTCGACAGTTACAACAGGTGCTACACCTGTACCGCCACCAGCTGAGGTCACGAGTGAAGGCACATTTATGGTCATGCCATTTTGAGGCAAGACCCCTTTTGAGCATGCATCAATAGACGGGGTACCAAAACGAGTATTTGTTGGAAATTCTGAGAGGTACTGAGTTGGGTTAAAACCCGGGTTAGTTGTAAAGCTATCGTCTGCAGCTGTTACATAAAGTTTTGAGTCCTCGTTACCGAGTGCAGCTCTAATCTTATGCTCTGTATATGCACCCATTGAAACAATAGGTGTACGTACGCGCTGAGAGTCTAAAACGGATGGTCGGATAATTTGGCGAGATGCCTCTAGAGGGGCAGCCTCGGCCGGTGCTTCCGCCGGAATATCCGGCGTTGTTTCTGGGGCTGTCGTCATGACATCCTCGCTTTCGGTTTCGGTTTCGGTTTCGATCTCTACGATGGTCGTATTAATCGTTGTAGTTTTTGTGCTTGTACTTGTAGCTGCCTCAAGCGCTGCTCGAGCGGCTGCAATATCAGTAACGGAGGCGCTAGAAAAGGCCGCACTCTCTACGAGGCTTACCTCTTTGAGGACAGCCGCCGTAACTAACAGGTATTCACCCATTGGCTTAGAGGCCGTTACATCGACCCCTACGGATAAGCCGCTTACTAGGTTTTCCTGAGCGAGTACTAGCGCATCTTGTCCTCGAGAGCTACTAGATAACTTAAAGGATCCGTAAACGCCCTCTGTAGAGTCGCTAAAACTAATTGCGCGACCTACTGGCTTATCTTGTTGGTGCTGTGATAAAAGTTTTATTTTAGATGGATCCGGGATAGCAATAGATCCTCGCTCAAATACAACAGCGCCAGCGGATGTAAAACCTACTTCACCGTAAGGAGCAATAAGCCCCGATACGATCCGGCGCTCTGTATCTGCGGCTTGTATTTCTTGGCTAAACGTTAGTAGCACTTGTATCTCCTAGCGGTGTCAGTTGCTCCATTTGTCGGGCTTGGTTTACATCGATTAAATCTAGGCTTAGCATTTTCTCAATAATATTTAATCGCTCCATCGCATCTGCACGTAGGAAACTGTCGTCTACCGCGAAACGCACCTGATTTTGAGAATTTGTTATGTCGTTCATTGAGAGCCTGTCCTCAATAGCACAGATGTACGGTTGTAGTGAGTACGCCATAAATTCTTTACGACCGTCTAAAATATTTTGATATGTCATTGAGTTATTCATATCGGCAGAAATGTAATACGCCGGTATATTCATAGCGCGAGCTATCTCTGTAGCTAAGTACTGAGATGCCTCGTTATACATCATGTCTTTAGGACTAAAGCCAATATTTTCTACAGATAAAGTAGAGGTTAAGTAAGCCGTTGATCGTGAGGCTCTGCTCGATTTCCATGCAGCTAGTAAGCCTTGTACTTGAGACTCCGGTAAGTCTGCACCATTATTTTTTAATACTGTTGTAGCCATAGGAGTAGCAGCACTTACAGCACTTGCCTTTTGTATATCGAAAGCCGCTTTAATAGTTGTACCGGCTGTATCTAATACTCCAGGAGTTAAACCTTGGAAAGTTACAAGCGATCCGATACCGCCCATAGGTACTTTAATACCATCGACAAAGTAATCCTCGATCTCTGTACCAAATTTATTTGTCGTATACGTTACGCGGTTATTAGCAACCCACTCAAAGCCGCTAGGTCGTCCATCATCTGCATACAAAGATGTAACGCGCCAGTAAGCGCATCCGTAAAATATTAAACTATCAACAGTTGCAGCGATAGTAACGCTACGAGGTTGGCGTAGATCAGGTTGCTCTAACCAAATAGGAGAGCCTAACTTTTCGCCTGTAGATTTTTTGTATAGTGCAAGATCAATACCTGAAATAACGCCAGCAATTAAATTGCGGCAACGTGCAACGCTAGCTACTTGTAAAGCAAAGTTACGATCAATACCGCTAGTGTTATAACCATAAGTAGAGCCGGTGTTATAAGATCCATAACCGTAAGTAGTGCTCATTACGGCAGGTGCATACTGAGCCTCAATAGTCGGCTTATCAGCTGACTTAAAACCGAGAGTTTGTAGTAATCCCATAGAGGCGATTTTCTCAAAATGTCAAGCATAAAATCCGATTACTCGCGGCGTGTCTCTATACGTAAACTTGAGCCTGACCCATGGGCTGACTAAGGATATGGACAATAAAACTTAGGTTAATAGCTATGTCTACAGGCCCGGCAGATTTACGCCGGACGATACGCCAAGAGGCATCGCTTTCTTTAGCGCTGCAATTAGCCATATGGCTAACGAGCGCATCTTGGCCGCTATGCACTAAGCGCTTATTAGCCAAGGCCTCGTATAAATCGCCTGAGGCTTGATAACCTTTTTGCCCGGATATATCTGTTACTTGTATACCGTTTGACTCAAGGCGTTTAGCAATAGAGGCGGTCGTGTATTTGTCGTAGGCGACTTGTCGAGGGTAGTAAATCTTGGCCCACTTGGCTATTGCATTAGCTACAAATAACTCGTCAATAGATACGTCACTATGAAATATCTCGAGTACGGCTACTCCTATACGGCCATCCTCGAGGACTTGGCCCATACATAACGATCCATCGCGGCGACTCGGTGAGACGTCAAAGGCAAATATAGTAAGTGGCCCCACCGACAATTTTAGATCGCTATCAGCTGCATCCTCTACGGCCATATGCGGCCATGGGCTTTGAGTGCTTGAGATCCATTGACACAGTAACTCGGTCTTAGTCGTCTCGATAGGCTGAGTAGCGACAGCTTCCTCTAAAGCGCTCTCTGTCACCGTATAGCCGAGTGCCGGGTTAGCCATAGCCCAAGCATCACGATCTGTGATCTTTGCGAATTGGGGAGCTGAGTACTCATAAAAGCCAAATGTCTTAGGCGGAAAACTCATAGCTCTTTCGCGTAGATCATTAAGCACCGTACTAAACGAGTCACCGGCATTAGAGGTAAGCAAGGTTTGTGCGTTTGGCTTAGCGCGAGTAGTAGGGGTAGCAGCCCTAAAGCCCTCCTCGGATATCTCTCGGATCTCATCGATATACAAAAGTGAGGCGGTGCGGCCTCGTGAGCCGTCACGTGTAGCAGCTACAACATCGAGGCGGTTGCCATTTTTTAACTCTATTGACTCGGTGCCATTTGCGTAGCGGATCTGTTTGACCTGCTTACGCATGCCGTCATTATTCTCGATTGCATAGGCGACCTGTCTAAAGGTGTCTAAAGCCATCGATCTATT